TAATCACAATAAACCACAATAACTATCACAATAAGCATTCACAATGACATGGACGCAAGGACGCAAGGACGCATAGACAGTTCTTTGCTCTTGAGCATCTACCGTGCAGTACGCACACAACCACAAACACCAATACGCCGCAGGAGGTTAAGTATTCTCAATGAATAGATCAAAACTATACGAGTGGTTACTCGATAACGACTGTCCATTTGAATGGGAAGTAGACGACGTACATGACGAACTCACTAGCGTTAAACTTAAGTTTACAGAACCTAATTCATTTTCTACTCTTTATTACAATGACAAAGTACGAAGTTAGAGTCACACAAACTCATGTTGACTATTACCATGTTGATGCTGAATCTGAACAGGACGCACAATACAAAATCAAACAACGTGTTACCACAGATAAAACTACTGCAGGTAAAAAGGTTGACACTATATTACGGTTACCCGTACTTGATTATGCCTTAAAACTAGACGATAATGGAGAAGTAACCTATGACTGAATACGACGATCTCATGCAACAAGCAGAAGAACACAACAAAAAGATGCACCGAACCAAGGACATCAATGTTAACGACTGTCTAACATATCAGGACAGGGACGCCATCGCCAAAATCATTGATACTCGTGTTGCCAAAGAATATGGTGATATGTATCCATTCAGATGGTCATTCACTTGCGAGGGTCACTTCATATGCTAACATTATCACAAGGTACTAACCTTTCAATCCTATTACATGATGCTCTCAACAGAGCTAATGATTCTATTCTCACACACCCACTCGATCCTGAAGAGATTGAAGAACTCATGGAGGAACTACTTTGACTATTTATGACTACTTTGATGCACTTACAAACATCGGATTAGATGAACCACACTCTGAAGAGTTTGAAGATGCCATCATGGACACACTTGCTTTAATTCAACAATCCACCTTAGCTGACATTGAATCTGAATGACTACCACCAAACCACTCTATCTACTCATCAAACTAGACGTTGATGCAGAAATTGTATCAGATAATGATCTAGCTAATGTATATGCTCAAAACTTCTGTAATAGTCTGGAGTTTGAGCTGATTGACCATTGCTTGGAAGAAGAGGAAAACCCATGTTTATATATAGGAGGCGAGGAAGATAACAAACCGTTACTTCATATTACTTAACATTATTACAAATTGTTTCATTATCGCAGGTGTCAGTCGCCACTGGCATCCGCATTTTCACAATAATAATCACAATGACAAGGAGGCAGGGACGCATGGACTCTCACAAACTCAAATACCACGTAAGACTCAGGAGTGGGAGAGACTTTATACTCAAAAGTTCCTACGATCCTGAAGAAATAGCATGGGACGCACACGACGAGGCGTGTCTCATGGACGATTATGTACACAACATTACCCCAATTTGCGATGTCTAACCGAAAATACTATCCAAACAAATGGAAACAGATCCAAAACATACCATCTAAATACTTTGATAACATTGATTATGAAGATTTTATGGATTGGAAGATGGGGGGTTACGAAATCCCTGATAATGTGCTATGCTTAGTTAGAGATCGTAATTTAAAAACAAACAAAGTGACTGAACACGTATACAAACAATCACCTGCCGCTTCAAAGTTAATACATAAACTTGCACACAAAGGCGATAGTGAGATAACAGTTTGTACACATAATGCAGTCGCACACATCGAACCACACAACTACATCGGAGAACTATGAGGGACAACAACAAGGACGTCTACACATATGCTAGTCAAGCACTAGACATGTTAGAACGTGAGAAGGATGTCAATCCTAATTACAACGAAATCAAAAAACTACTAACCGCCCAAGTAAACGACGAACTACATGATGTCAAGTATTCCCGAGTCATTAATTGAAGAACAAGTTACACTGGAGAGATCACAGGTAAGTCAGGGTCTCAAGCGTCTCAACGATAATACATTCAAACTTGAAGATCAGAGCTATGCTTCAGCTTCAGTTTATGGTATTGCGTCTATAGATACATTGTTACCACTATTGGTTGACAAAATCACAATGACTAACCGCCGCATACATGAGGGGAAAAATGGAGTAGTATTCAAGGAGATAGATCAGTATCTTTCTGGTTTAGAGCCGTTGGCTGCTGCTGCAATAGCATGTAAGATTACATTTGATAGAGTATTTAGTTTCAAGGAAGGCAGTAACTTCGCTGTCAATGTATGTGACTCTATTGGTCATGCCATTGAAGATGAGTGTCAGATGAGACATTACGAGGAGAAGGTACCAGCTCTCTTGACTACACTAAAGAAAAACTATTGGCACAAGTCTATTGGCACACAGCAAAAGCTAGTCGTGATCAAGACTTTGATGAATCGTTACAAAGTACCTGCATGGACGCCATGGGGTAGATCCATTCGTGTGAAGCTCGGAGGTTGGCTACTTGACTGTATCATGGAGTCTAGTGGCTGGTTTGAACAGATGAATTTTGCAGAAAGAGGTCGTCGAGTTAAATATATACTACCAACTGCTGAGTTTTTGGACATCAAGGACGAAGTTATGGCTACTGCTGAGTTGTTCTCACCTTTAGCGTGGCCAATGCTAGTGCCACCAAAGGATTGGAGCAATGAAGAGAAGGGAGGTTATATACTTAACGAAGTTATGTGTGGTCACGAGTTGGTCAGAAGAGGCGATCACCAGTGTATACAGGGAGAAACACCACTAGACTTTCTGAACAAGATACAGAAGGTCGGATATAAACTAAATCCCTTTATAGTAAGTACTGCTGAGTTCTTACAAGAGAAAGAAATTAGTGTTGGAAAATTCCTTCCTGTTATCCATTACGACTTACCTCCTAAACCTGTAGATATAGCTGAGAACAAGGAGTCTCGGAAGAACTATAGAAGGGGAGTAGCTGAAGTAATGAATAGACAAGCTCAAGAGACTAGAAGGTCTTGCCGTACTCGTATGACTATGGAAGCTGTGTCTAAGTTTAAAGGTAGAGATAAGTTCTATATACCGTGGTCTTTTGATTACAGAGGTAGAGCGTACCCAATACCTGCATTCCTTACTCCGCAAGATACTGACTTTGGAAAAAGTTTGATTAAGTTTGCTGAGTCAGCTGAGGTTACACCTGAATCATACAAGTGGTTAGCTTTTCAAGTAGCTACAACGTATGGTCTTGATAAACACACATGGAATGACAGACAGCAATGGGTCACAGATAATCTTTCCACAATAACTCGTGTCGCTGAAGATCCTATAGATAATTTAGGAGATTGGGAAGGAGCTGAGGAACCGTTTCAGTTCTTAGCAGCTTGCGAAGAGTATTACCATTGTGTCATAAAGAAAGATAGATTGACTACAAATCTATGTGTAGCAACAGACGCTACATGTAGTGGTCTACAGATTCTCGCAGGTCTCGCCCGTGATAAATCGACAGCACAACTTGTCAATGTGTTGCCGTCTGATCGACCACAAGATGCTTATGCTGTTATAGCTGAGGTATCTAAACCTAATATACCTGAGGTCTTGCACCCAGTCTGGGACAGAAAATGTTGCAAAAGGACAGTTATGACAATACCTTACAATGCTAAGGCGTTTAGTAACAGGCAATACATCAAGGAAGCTCTCAAAGAAAAAGGTATAGAGGTTGACAAGGACGACCTGACTCTTACAGTCAGAGCTGTCAGGGAAGCGATGTCTCTGGTAGTTCCCGGTCCAATGTCTGTTATGAAATGGATAGAGGACGAGGTCTCAAAAGCTGTCAAACGTGGAGTTACAGAACTAGAATGGACAACACCATCTGGATTCGTAGTAGTTCAACGGTTGATGAAAAAGAAAACAGAAATTATTGAACTTAAACTTCTTGGTAGGTGTCGCTTGACAGTTGCTACAGAAGATGGTAAAATAGTTGATAAGAGTAGGCATAAAGCTGCAACAGCTCCTAACCTTATCCATTCGCTTGATGCATCTCTGTTACATGAGAGTGTCAAACGATTTGATGCACCCATCGCATTGATACATGACTCAGTTCTATGCAGAGCTACTGATATGTCTTTACTGTCTACTATAGTCAGGGAAACATACATGTACTTGTTTGCTGACCATGATTATCTAAATACTTTCGCCCAACAAATTGGTGCGGAAACTGACCCACCGATCATTGGAGATCTTGAACCGAAATCCGTGATTGATTCCACTTATTTTTTCTGCTAATGGCAAGAACAATCCACAAAACTGAAAACCCTGTAACACTTGAGGGATTCCAAGCAATACTAGCTCCTAGTAAGTTTGGCTATTCACTCTCGGCTGTAGTTGACACAGATGTTGTTGACAAACTAGACACTGAGCGATCTGAAGTCCTTAAATGGGCAGAAGGTAAGCTCAAGAATCCGAAACGCTCTACGCTCAAACCTGAGCCATGGGAAGAGGTTTCAAAGGATAAGTATAAAATTAAGTTCTCTTGGAACGAGGAGAACCGTCCTCCTGTAGTAGATACAGAGGGAACACAACTCACAGATACAAACATTCCATTATATGCAGGATCTACTGTTAAACTGGGTTTCTATCAAAAACCATATATTCTTAGGGATGGGGTTACCTATGGTAGCTCTCTTAAGCTGGTTGGTGTACAAGTTGTCTCAGTAAAAGGTGAGGCTGGCGTAGATACAGGTGACATGGACGTAAGTGCTGTCGCTGAACTATTCGGCAAGTCAACTGGTTACAAGGCAGCTGACCCTAACATCACACCTGACACTACACCAAGTTCAGTAGAAGATGACGAAGAAGACTTCTAAATTCAAATCCAAGTTGGAGGAGAGACTCGCTACTCTTCTTACAACTCTTGGTGTATCATATGAATATGAGTCTGAGAAGGTTCCATACACAATCATGCATAATTATCATCCTGATTTCGTGTTACCTAATCATACATATTTGGAAGCTAAAGGCTATTGGTCACCGTCTGATAGGCGTAAGATTTTAGCCGTGAAGAAGGATAATCCTGACATGGATTTACGTATGGTTTTTCAGGCACCTTTCAATAAAATTAACAAAAAAAGTAAGACGACATACGCAATGTTCTGCGAGAAACATGACATACCGTGGTCAGCTTACCATAACATACCACTAGAATGGTTGATATGACCGAGAACGAGTTCGTAAGGCACATCCCTTGCGGCAACTGTGGTTCATCTGACGGCAATTCGTTGTACTCAGATGGACACACTTACTGCTTCGTCTGTCATAATGTCACGGACGGAGATCAAACTATTCACAATGACAAAATGCAGGGACAAGTATACCTTACAGGTTCAGCCGAACGGCTGCAAAAACGTGGTATTTCTCAAAAAACTAACAGTTTTTACCAAATTCATGTAGATGGTAACGAATTAAAGTTCCCATACCATGATGAGTCAGGAATATTACAAGGTATCAAAACTAAAACAAAG